GGAGTATACTTACGAAGACAAACCTAAAAAGTCTTTTGATGGGTTCAAATTCTGATGAAACTTAAAAAACAAGAGAGTATCGTCAAATCTAGTCAACCACATTATTATGAGGTGAAGATTCCAAATCATCCCAATGGTATTCCAAAGATGCATTGTGGTAATATCAAAGATGCTGAGAGACTTCTGGAAATGTATCCAGATGCAACCATCGAGAAGATCTATCTTCCTCATCCACCACAGACTGTGGATGTTCCTTATGTTAAAGTAGCTCCTGACTTGGAACTACCGATGCAGCAAATCCTCCCCGAATCTCAAGCAGAACCTCTTGATCTAAAATGACTAAAGATTGTGTGATGGGAGTTCCATTCTATCGTTTTTACTATGATGAAAACAAGATAGATGAAGTCCTGTGGAATTTAAAAAAACTTCCATATAGAGATAATGATACCAATTGGATTTGGGAGGGTGTTCGTAAAGATGGTGCAGGTGGAAGTGATCTTCATACAGTTACTTGCTTTGCAGAATTGTTTGAGTGGATGAGTGAGTGTATGGTTGAGGTCAGTAAGGACCTGAACATTCCAAACAAAATGGTTGTAAATTCAAGTTGGTGTCATTTAAACGCACCTGGTGAATTTATTTACGATCACATTCACCCAAATTGTTTTATCTCTAGCAATTACTATGCTTCAGGTAAAGAAGAAGACACGACAGTTTTTGTCACACCAAATCCATATTTTCATCAGTCAAACATCAGACCTTGTGGAGATGGAGACAAAGAATGGACAGAGAAAACTTATTATCTTGTTCATGAAGAACCAACGGAACCTGGAAAGTTTTTAGCATTTCCCCCACAAATTCATCATTACTCTAGACCAAATACGGATGATAATGTTAGAATTACGATTGCTGCCAACTGGTTCCCAACAGGTCTAATAAATTGTGGGGACGTTTCACACTTAAACATTGAGGTTTTATGAGTAAAGTTGATACTAAAAAATATGTTGAGTTTGTAAAAGGTGTAACTAGTGAACCTAGTCTTGACTACGGTGCAATGGGTTCTCGTCTTGCAGAACTTGAAGTAACTGGAACTAATACTTCTCAGCTGCTCACTGCTGCTCTTGGTTTGACTGCAGAATCTGGTGAGTTCACTGAAGTTGTGAAGAAGATTCTTTTCCAAGGCAAACCCTACAATGAAGAGAATGTCTTCCACATGAAACGTGAACTGGGTGATATCTGTTGGTATCTTGCTCAGGCATGTATGGCACTTGAAACAACCTTTGATGAGGTGTTAGAAATGAATGTGGATAAACTGAAAGCACGTTACCCTGGTGGAGAGTTTGATGTTCACTATTCTGAAAATCGTGTGGAGGGAGACCTGTGAGTTGCAACATCGATATTGATCTAAAACTAAATATCCACGATGCAGCACTAATTCGTTCTGCTTTGTTTCAACACACCAAACAAGACAGTTACGAATTTCCATCAGCAAGAACATCAACCATTCGTGATTTCATTCGACAACTAGATGAACAGATTGAAGCAAATCTTCCTGAAGATCACGATCACTGACCCTTCGGGGTTCACGGGGTTATAGCTCAGTTGGTAGAGCGCCTGCTTTGCAAGCAGGATGTCAGGAGTTCGAGTCTCCTTAACTCCATAATAAATACTTTTAAAAAGTATTATGGCACCAAAAATTAAAGCAAATATATCAAATCTTGAGGATTTTTTATATGAAATTGGTCCTGTAAATACTAAAGAACAGGTGTCATATAATAAAACTTTATTTGAAGTTTATAAAAGTAGAGGAGGTTTAGAAATATACGTCGAAAATCCTCCTGGTAAAAAAAGTGAATTGAATAAATTTAGAAACGGAATAGTAAATGAAATAAAGGGTAAGTTTACGGGCATTAATATTTTTAAAAATGATGGTGTGCCATATGTTAAAGTGGGTTCGCAAACTATCACTTTTGATATAGAAGAGGATGTAGATATTGGAGGTGGTGGAGTCATACCTACAAAAATTCAAGAAGAGGGAACCACAGTTGTTTTAAATCAAGTATTGCATAATAATAAAAAATTTGATAAAAAAGAGGACATACTGGATGACTCGGAGACTGCCAAAGAATTGAAAAAATTATTTGGTAAAAAGTATGAAGGCAGGTTAAAAGAGTGGACGCATAGTTACTTTGAGCAACAAAAAGAATTCTTAAAAAAATTTCAAAGTGCGAAGTGGGATATCTTTGTATATGGAAAGGATGATTTTGTTACTTTCTTTTCTAAACAAATAAAAAATGTTGCCAGATCACTTGATCCAATAAAACCAGTAGGAAACTACACGACTTGGAATCCATCTGATATTTGGGCTGTCTATGAGGGAGATAAAGTTAAAAAAGAAATAGAAAAAAATATTAATCCAAAGACTCAAAATTTAGTTGAGTTAAATAATCTACTCATAAATTTATTTGAAGAAAAGAAATTAGTTGGGTTGTCTCTTAAAAAAATTGCCTCTAACAAATCTGCTAAATTAAAATTTGTTAATATCGATACGTCTACTATGAAAATAGGTGAAATTGAAACTTTCGATATGAAAGATATATCATTTGATATTGATAATATTTTTATTGGAGATAAAGTAACAACATATGTAAAACTGGGAAGGCAAGGTGAATATTCAATTAATGTTACAAGAGCAGGGCAAAACTTAAGTTTCAATACCGCAATTAAAGCAACACCTGCAGCTCAAGGTGGTCAAGCACCTGTTAAGATGATTCAAGATCTTTTGAAAAAATCTGGACCAACTTCATTCATCAATGATCATAATAAGTACCCACAGTCTATTGTAGAATATCAAAAAGAAGCAAAAAAATATTCAGACATGTATAAATTTTTAGGGAAATATTTTAAAAAATCTGTTCCCTACTCAGAATTTGAGAGTAATCTTTATGCTGTGTATAGTAAGGATAAACGAAATGCAATTGTTAAATTGATGACACTTAATTTTTTTCACGATTCTTTAAAAAATAATTCTAAAAATAAAGAGTTCTGGACTGACATGTTATATCTTGGTATGAAAGTGGGGAAAAGATTCTCACCTCATGCAAAGATATCATAATAAATAAAGATAAAAATGGCAAACAAGGGTCTACAATTTGAACATGCAGTAATGTATGTTGCAACATCTAGAATCCTACAAAGAAATGCTGAGCAAGAATCAAACTTTGCTGATGCTGCTAATAGATGGTCTTTAATACCAGCAGACATAAAGAAAAAAGCTGAAGATATAGTTTTAGAATTAGCTCCTAATGGTGAAAGAAATCGTCAAGACTATTTTGGGTCGTTTAAAAAAATGAGTGGTGGTGGTGAGGAACCTAAAACTGATATACTTTTTAAGGTAGGTAATAAAAAATATAAATGCTCAATGAAGTGGGGAAAGTCCTATCAATTAACTAGTGCTGGAGTTGATAAATCTATTCAAGTTTTTACCAAGGTCTTAAAAAAAGTTGCACAAGATCTTGGTACTAATAATATGAGTATTGATTCTCTTGGAAATTTGCAATTGATACTTGAAAATATATCTAACAAATTTGAAAATAGAACGGGAACTATGGATCAATCTACAGCAAAAAGATTGATGAGTGATGTCAAAAAGTCTGGTGGAATTAATGAACAACTTCAAGAGGTTTTAGGATCAAAGAAGGCACCAACAGGGGATGTTGCATATGAAACTTTTAAGTTTGAATTAACAAAAGAATGTATGACAGGTAATATGCTTTTTGGTGGAGATGATAGAGCGGCTGATCATTTATTTACTGAAGATGGTGTCAAACCAATTACAGACAAAGTTGTCAGAGACGTTATGAAAATTGCTGGAGTTAGACTTTCACTTAAAGGTCGTGGTAAAAAGAATGGAGTTAGGCAAAATGCAATCTCTATTAGATATGAAGTCTAAATAATGTATAAGGATTATCAATATAAATGAAAAGTTTCTTTCAGTTCTTGAACGAGGCGCAGTCGCAAGCATCAATGCAGGCGAAAAAACTGAACCTTGTAAGTGATGGCCACGGTGGTTGGTTAGACTCCCGTGGAAAATTTGTTGCGACTACGGAAGATGGTAAACTGAAGTTTGTTGATAAGAAGAAAAAGAAAGCAGAGGATGATAAACCTGCACAACAGAGAGCAGCACAACCAGAACCCAAGGCAGATCCTAAGAAAGTTGCACCTCAAGAGACTGGTGCTAGAAAAGCAAAAGCAGGTGAGGGTGGAGAAGGTTCTGGAGAGACTACAGAAACTTTGACTGTTGCATTTGGTCGTTTTAATCCTCCTACTGTAGGTCACGGTAAACTACTTGCTGCAGCCCAAAAGGCAGCACAAGGTGAAGATATGAAGATTTATCCTTCACGTTCACAAGATCCAAAGAAGAATCCACTGGATCCTGACATGAAGATTTCGTTTATGAAGAAGATGTTCCCTGATTATGCAGAGAACATTGTTAATGATGATGAGATGAGATCTATTTTCAATGTTCTCACTACAGCAGATGAATCTGGATATCGTAATGTCAATATCATCGTAGGATCGGATCGTCAAGCAGAGTTTGAGAATCTGGCAACCAAATATAACGGTGATCTCTATAACTTTGAGAACATCCGTGTCATTTCTGCAGGTGTAAGGGATGCGGATGCTGAAGGTGTTGAGGGAATGTCTGCATCTAAGATGAGAAAGGCAGTTATTGATGGAGACTTTGATTCTTTCCGTCGTGGAACTCCAAAAGAATTAAGTGATGGTGATACTCAGGCACTGTTTGATGCAGTTCGTTCTGGTATGGGAGTGAAAGCAAAGAAAAAAGAAGTTGCAGAGATGTGGGAGATTGCACCTAAGCATGATCCTAAAGGTCTGAGAGATAATTACGTTTCAGGTAGAATCTTTAATCTTGGTGATATTGTAGAAAGTTTAAATACTGGTTTGATCGGTACAATTGTTCGTCGTGGAACCAATCATCTCATCTGTGTGACACAAGAGAACTACATGTTCAAGTCTTGGATTCGTGATGTTATGGAGGCAGTGCAAAACTATCCAGGTCCATCTGGTGTCTCTTCTGATCAAAGACTTGTCGGAACAGACTCCTTCCGTAATTATGCGATGAGAATGACAGGGACTGCTGGTATCAAAAATTTAATAAATAAGTATAAGATAAAAAAGTAACATAGTATTACCATGTCTAATGGAATCGGAGCTAACCCTTTGAATGCTATTTCAAAGGTGTACTTAGAGCAAATTGCAGAAAAGAAAGACGATTCATATCTTGAGACTGATATGAAGAAACGTCAGAAAAATAATGAGAAGGCACGTAAAGACATGGAGAAGATGGGAACTTCAATGAAGAACCCACACTTTGAAGAGAAGCAGCAAGGATGGGATGTTGTAAATACCCTTGCAGATGCTTATAAAAATATGAACAATGGGACTGATGAAGTAGATGAAGCAATGTCATCTTACGATAGAAATCGTAAGAGAGCAGCACAAAGAGCAGCAGAGAGAAATGCTGCCCGTGCAGCAGGAAAGACTGGTGTAGTTCCTGGTGTTGGTTATGTTTCTCCTAGAAAGGAGAGAGAAACTTATGTTGATTCCGCAGGCACAACCAGACATAAGTCAGGTGCAAAAATGGAAGGATTAGATCCTGTTGGTAAGGAAGACGGTGATGTCAATAATGACGGTAAGAAAGATGGTACTGATAAGTATCTGATGAATCGCCGCAAGGCAATCGGTAAGGCAATCAAAAAGAAAATGTCCGAAGGTGTTCGTGACATGGATCCTGAGAAAGGAACTGCTGAAAGAAAGGCACGTCTTGAAAAGAAACGTGGCATGAAAATGGATGACCATCCTCAGTTTAAGAAAGAGGAATTCATCCCTGAGGTTATGTCAGATGATATGGATGACAAACCCATCAAGGAAAAGAAAGTAAAGAACGTTATTAAGATCAATCCTAAACTGGGTGAGTCTGTAGAAGAGATTGGTGGTGAACTGATCGAAGCAGTTGAAATCTTTGACATTCTTGAAGAGATCACCGATCAGGAACTGAGATTCATCTCTGATAGAATGATTGATGAGATTGTAGAAGAGTTCTTCCTTGAAGCAGCAGAGCAAGAAGAGGATCTTGAAGTTCTGCAGCAAAATCTCTGTGAATCAATTGATCTGTCGATTAGTCTTCTTCTGGAGCAAGATGCTGGTGCAGAAGCACGCAAGCGTTTAATGAGTGGTCCTTCCAGAGCATCTGTCATGGACAGAGTAAAGTCTGCTGTTAAGAAGCATGGTCCAACTGTAAAAGCAGGACTTAAGAAAGCAGGTAAGGCAGCAGCAAGAGGTGCTGGATATGCTGCTGGTGCTGCAGTAAGAGGAGCAAAAGCAGCAGGTAGAGAGTTCTCTAAGGGATATGAGAGAGGAAGAACAGGTTCTTCTGGATCTTCTGATTCTTCATCTTCAGATTCGGGATCGTCTTCTGCTCCTAAGAAGAAAGGACCCGGACTGCTCAGCAGAATTGGTGCTAAACTCAAGAGAGGTATTGGCAAAGCAGCAAGAGCAGTATCCAGAGGTGCTAGAAACGTAGCACGTAAGATGGATGAAGCAGTTTATGGTGGTACTAAAAAACCAGCACCTACTGACAAACGTATGTTGGTCACTAATGCTGATAAGAAAGGAAACACCCCTGCATATCAAAAGTACAAGGCAGGTGACAAGCGTTACAAGGCTGCTGATCACATGGGTGAGGGTTATAAGGGTAAGCACGGTCAGACTGACAAACAGTATGCTGACTCACGTTCCCCTGGTGGCAAGATGGTGTCTGGTGACTCCAAGATGAGTGGTGCTGAATACACCCATGGTCGCAGAGTCAAAGCAGCAAACCCTGGTATGCAACCTGATGTAGGTGGCAAGACCAAACCCAAGTCTCAGGGTAAG